AAAAATTCTTTTTATCATTTTTTATCCCCCTCGTATTTAGTTTATCCTGCTAACGGGTTTCCCCGTTTTCGCTGTCTACAGCCCGTCAGGCAGGTTGTTTGTTTAATATTTCCAAGTATTCGCAGTATTCGCCGGAGTATTTATTATATAGTTTGGTTTCTTGCATTGGTGCGTAGTCTCCTGCTTGGTGACATTGCATTAACTTTATTATGTCGTTACCGTTAGCACATGCCACCCGGCGGCGACTCATTTGCAGTTTTAGGTCTAATGCCTGCTGTTTTAATTCTTTATTGGTCATTTCGTTTCCCCCTTCGTTTGTGTCTCGCTGTTCTTGATTATTATATTATCACAGTATAAACACAGTGTCAACACTTTATTTAAAAAATTATCAGGGAATTTTTATCCCTGAGTTTTTGTAGTGTTTTCAAGGCTTGCGAGGTATTGTTCCAGGGCTATTGTGCCGATCGTACCTATGGAAACTTTACCCAATTCGGAATTATTTAATTTTTCGACTGCCCGCTTGACTCGCTCTTTTAAGTCTTTGCTGACGTAAAAAGTTATCTGCGTTGTGTTTGGACCTACTGCCATTTAATCAACTCCTTTTTGATGATAGATATATAATACTACTATATCGTTATGGTGTAAATACCGTATTGTATAAACTTTTCGCCGCATATAATAGAAGAAACAAGACAAATGCCTTAAAATAGCTTTCAGAACGTCAAACAGGAATTGCAGGTATAAAACTACTTGAAGGGTGTTTTGTGTGGCTATATGAGGCTGTTGTGGAGGGTGTTTTTTGTTGCGGGTGAAGGTAAAAAGAATAAACCGCATGGTTAGCGGTTTATTAACTGTCTTATTAACTTGCCGGTGCTGATTATTGAGATTTCGCTGAAAAATATATATAATATAGATATATTTAGCTGATAATATTGGAGGAGTAAAATGATAGATTATATTGAGCAGGCGGAGAAAGTTTTAGAGTTTTATGTGGACATGCAGTTGGCCGTGGAAAATATGGACAGGCAGATCCGGAGATTGTCTATGTCTACTTGTCCCCGGCAGATGCGAGCAGCTATTTTGGACGAAACCGGAGTAAGAGGGAGTAGAAACGATAATACCGGCTTTTTGTTTTATAATATTGTGGAGTTGCAGGAGAATCGGGAATTGACAGCGCAACAGCTTAAGGAGATTGATGAGACTTTGGAGGCGATATCGCGGACGGATAAGTGTCAGCTTTTTGGACAAGTATTGAGAATGTGGTATATAGACCAGTTGACCAAGGAGAAGATCGCGGAGAAACTGAACTACAGCACGGAACGTAGCATCTATAATTTGCGGAAAAGTGCTATACATAGGTTTGCGGTGCAGCTGTTTGGAAGTGTTGCTTTGTGAGTTTTTCAATTACCGTATAGGGTAGTAATTTACTACATGCAGTATTATATTAATATGGGGAAGTTGTAATTATGTATATTTAGCTTATTTTTTATGTATCTAGTATTAAATACTATGTGAACGATTCGTTCACAACTAAAATAGGCTTTAGCCCAGCAATATCAAGGTTTTGCGGTTTTAAGGTGTGATTTGCTATTATATATATCGAAAAAGTGAGTTGATTTTTGTTTGATTAAAAGATGCTTGATACTGGATGATGACTTTGGTTATGGCAGAAAGCGCAGACAAGTTATAGATCCGGAAACAGGGGAAATGATAGCTGAAGTCTGGCATAATAAACCGGAAAACGGTATATTTCCGTTAGGTGTAAACGCTACAACCGCACAAGCTATATTTACGAGGGAAGAAGCGCCGGACAAGCAATCTGAATACATTCACATTAGAGATGCGGAGATAGAACACGAATATTACGGTTTTTGGCATAAAAAAGGAGAGAATAAAAACCCTCCAAAAAAAAGAAGCACAAATAAACCTACATACGTTAAACTGTATAACGAAAAACTAATGGAATTAGCTGACAGACTCAGTTATAACGATATAGGTTTTTTAATATCGGTTGCGCCTTTAATTGATTGGCATAGCGGTGCACTAATAGACCGGAAAACTAAGGAGAAATTAACAATTAATGATATAGCTGAAAAAATCGGAGAGACTAAGCGAAATGCTTACAACAGAGTTAATCCGTTGATTAATACCGGTGTGATGTTTAAAAAGGGTAGTCATTATTACGTTAACCGGTCGTATATGGCTAAGGGATAACTTGCAGGTACAAAACACCTGCAACATGATTATCTCGGCTGTATGGGGCTGTGAGAGGGGTTAAATTTGATTGAGAATTGAGTTTTGCCTGCTTTGTGGGTAGAGCTGAGTTTTTTTGTTTGTAGAAGTATTGAGATGAGGTGAAGTTATGCCAGGAGGTAGACCGAGAAAATATAAGAGCGGCGAAGAAATGCAACCTTTAATAGATGCTTATTTTGCTGAGTGTGAAGAAAAGGGCGAACCTTTAACAATTACAGGATTAGCTTTGGCGATTGGGACGGATAGACGAGGACTGATTGATTGGTCCGAAGTAGAAGAGTTTTCACACGTTCTTAAAAAGGCAAAGGCAAAAGTAGAGCGTTTTGTGGAGTCTAGCTTGTTTTCCGGCAAGAATCCTGCCGGAGCTATTTTTTGGATGAAAAACCACGGCTGGAGCGATACACAACAACTTCAGCTGACCGGCAAAGACGGCGGCCCTGTGGAGTTGGAACTCACTTCTGCAGAATTAGCCCGAAAAGCCAAGGAAGTATTAGGAGAATAACTAAGTACCGATAATAAATATTATGTTAACTACCTAAAACGCTGTAGGCCTTGTGTTTACTGGGTTTCTTGAAGCTGTCAATAATAAAACCGGCAGTAGTCCACCCCAAAAAGACAATCTACCATTATTTGTAGTAGTCGCAACCCTAGGGTTGTTAACCTACATTGTACCATTGTGCTGGCCTGTGCGCCGGCCCTGTAGCTGTGCCTGTGCGATCACCCCCCCTATGAGACAATCGGTACCGGGGGTGGGGTTGCATTAGTATATATAGTACCAACACAGATCACACCAATTTATAAATTTTATCAACAATCTATATCATTCATATTAAAACATCCATTATCCATCAACCGAGAACGGAGGTGTCAATGTGCTAACATCATCTAACTGGCAAAAAGAACTATCTCCCGAAATAAAGAAGTCGTTTGATAAGTATGTCAACGAACTATATTCCCAGAAACCTACAAATGAACTATACCTATCTGACTTTATTAAGGTTACTGCATCTAAGAACCAGTCATCCGACAGGTACGATATTAACATATCTATCGGCAGAGAGGTTATTGTTAACGGCAGATTCGATGATGCAATGAACATTATTAAGAATGACATAGAGTTAAGGATAGCGGAATTACAGTACCACCCCATCCCCATTTCAGATTAGAAAAACCATTTTTCCGGCAACCTAAAATTTTTAAAAATTTCTCTATAAATTCCGAGACCACTGAGAACAGGGGTGTAGTGTATGGGTAGGAGTGGAAATTTCACCTGTGTTGACTGCAAAAAGACTTATTATCTTGGATATGGTTCATATTTAAGTTGGCTTGATCATGTAGGAACAATTAAAGAATACGATGCCTTAGATGGTGAAAACAAGAGTTTGTCTAAGAATCAAAATTTCCATAAATGTCTTATTGAACATGAAGGACATGATTGGTTTGCATGGTCAGATGATCATTGTTCGGAGAGTAACGGCAATCTATATGTAGATGGAGTATATGGTAGGCAAGATGAATTATTGTGCGAAGGATTCTCCGAATACGAGTATATCAATATGGAGTCTGATACAAGTTGTGATAGTAGTCCAAAGATAACTAAGTCTGTTACCGTTGATGATGTTGTAAATGATATAGATATATATGTAGAGGAAACGGAAAGTGGTTTATTGATACCTAAATTTATAGACTAAAACAGGTGGTGACAATATGCCTAAAACTCCTGCTTGGACTAGGGCAGAAGGGAAAAGTAAAACTGGAGGATTAACAGAGAAAGGTCGTAAGTCCTACGAAAAAGAAAACCCCGGCAGTAATCTTAAACCTCCCGTATCTAAGGAACAAGCTAAAAAATCACCTAAATCAGCGGCAAGAAGAAAGTCCTTCTGTGCTCGTATGGGTGGTATGCCGGGACCTATGAAGGATGAAAAGGGCAGACCAACGAGGAAGAAATTAGCCCTGGATAAATGGGACTGTTAAATAAAAATACCGAGGACGGTGTAAAGAATGTGCATGAATTGCTCTGAGCATAAATTTCCGGAAGGATTGGCATGTGAATGGATTGGCCCTAAAATACCAAATAGCCTTAAAATCCTTGGGCATGATTTCAAAGTCATTATGCTTGACGATAACGAAACAAGCAATTATGGTAGCATGAATCCAAACACCAATACTATCCGAGTAAATAAAAATAAAACTCAAAGTCAGATTGAATCAACTTTTCTGCATGAGATAATTGAGGCAATTAATCAAAGTCTTGAAATTAATTTAGAACATCGGCAAATAACGGCACTCGAAGCAGGATTATATCAGGTACTTAAGGATAATAAATTAACATTCTAAGGAGGAACAATCAATGGCAAAAGAATATACACACATCGGCAAACCATCCGGCGAAGAAGGATTATTCGCCGGTCCAGAAGGTGCAGAGGTACAGGTAGCAGGTCCAACAGGTGTGCTATATCAATCCGGTACAGCAGTAACCGCATCGGCAGCAGAACTTAATTTAATCGACACATCAGTTGCCGGTACAGCGGTAGCAGGTAAGGCACTCGTTTTAGGAACCAATAAAAACGTAGATGTATTGGCAGTAGCAGACTTAAAACTAGGTGCAGCTGCAGGAACTTCGGTTACAGCAACCGCTGCAGAGTTAAATAAACTAGCAAGTTCCACTATAACCGCAGCGCAACTAAACGCTGCTAATGCTAAAATATTCTCCTATCAAATTGAGGATTTATCAGCAGATGCAGACATAGCAGATAGACCACTACTGGTAATACCTACTGGTTACGCACTAACATTAACCGACATTAAAGTACTATCTCAGGGCGCACCGGCAGGTATTGACGATTCTAATACCTGCGTTGTCGTGGTTAAGAATGGTTCAAGTGCTATCGTTACCAAAACATACAATACTGGAACAGCGTTTCCGGCATCCGGTACGGCGGCAAGTTTAGGCGCATTATCCGCAACCTACAAGATATTGGCGGCAGGTGAGATAGTTAAGTTTTCTATTACTAACGGCACAAATGCTAACCCACCGGCGTTTATGGTTCAGTTGGAAGGTACGTTGGCTACTGCATAGCGTTTAGGTGACAACATGGCAAAACTAACAGCAAAGGAAAAAGAAGCGTTACGGTTTATTAATGAACTAGAACGGCGGCAAAAAGAAGAACATATTCGTTTTATCCGGCCCTACGATAAGCAAGAAAAGTTTCTATTATCCAATAAAAGGAATAGCTGGATACTGGGTGGGAATCGTACAGGAAAAACGGAATCTGGCGCAATTAGGGCAGTATTCCTTGCATTAGGTGAGAGAATACGCCCTTATCTTATAGATTGGCCGGATGATTTAAGAGAGAAGTACGAACCTCTGATAACTCGTTTTGGCGGAAAACCTACCCGTGGTTGGGTATGTTCAGTATCCTTCGAGGTACAAAGGGACGTTACTCAAAAGAAAATATTGGGTGATGTTGAAACCGGAATACCTGGATTATTGCCATTAAGGGAGATTAAAAAGATAACCTACCGCAGTACAGGCATTATCGACACTATACGCCTTGTCGGGGGTGGGATTATCGGATTTAAGTCCTACGACCAAGGCAGAGAGAAGTTTCAAGGTTCATCTCAGCATTGGGCGTGGCTTGACGAAGAAAGTCCCAAGGATATATACACGGAAATAATGATGCGCCTTATGGATACCGAGGGTGATTTATTTGGAACAATGACTCCGCTACAAGGTATGACATGGGTATATAACGACATCTATCTTAATGACTCGAAACCTATTGAAAAACGTGACGATGAAATATTCTTGATAATGGTTGAATGGAACGATAACCCTTATTTATCAGCAAATGAAAAGAAACGCCTTGAAGCGTCTATGGATGAGGCGGAGTTAGAAGCGCGGAAATATGGGCGTTTTATTATGCCCGGTAAATGTTCTTTTAATATCGGCAGAATAGCTGAAATGCAGAAGAACTGCTATCCCGGCGAGCGTGGAAACCTCATATGGACAAGTCCGGCAAAGGTACAAGTCTATTGGCAACCCGAAGAAAAGGGCGAATACGAGATATGGTTCCATCCTGAGAAGGGCGCGGAATATCTAATACCTGCTGACGTTGCCGAAGGTTTAGAGCATGGCGACTTCGATGCTGTGGGCGTTGTTAACCGGCATAGATTAAGGTTAGATGCTGTCTATCATGGACACGTTGAACCGGACGTTTTAGCCGACTATATGCACAGACTAGCCGTATACTACGGTCTGCCTATGCTAGTACCGGAGGGCAATAATCATGGTCTAACTACAATCAGTCACCTTAAACGTGTTTACTATGATATATACAGAACGCAAGTTTACGATAAGCGCAGCGACCAAACAAGGCAGAAGCTAGGATGGTATACAACTCCTAAGACTCGTCCGTTAATCGTTGATGCCATTAAAAAGGTTGTGCGTGAAGGAGTATTCGAGTGTTATTGGAAACGCTTTGTTGATGAAGCGATGAATTTTGTCCGACACCCAAACGGAAAAGAAGCGGCAAGGGGTGGGCAGCATGATGATGTAATTATAATGTGTGCTATCGGAGTACATATTCATATGACTACTGCCTTTAAGAATAACGACAGCATTCCCTTTCTCCCTGGTCAAGATAAGGGCAGAAGGTTGAATGCTCAGTCAATGGAACAATGGGCAGAAGATGAGGACGATGAGGAACAAGAAGGATTACCGGGATTCTACGGAATGTAACATTAAAAAGGGAGGACTTAAAATATGCAAGATGACAGTATTGTTTGTATAGGTGCAAAGGTATCTACTTATACCTTTGACGATAAGACAGGAGAAGAAGTACCATTAAAAACATATGTAAAAGGAATGAGATTAAGTAATTACAAAAATTTACAGGAGAAAGTAAAAGCAATTCAAGAAATCACAAGGGCTGTTTATTGGAAAATGCAGGAGTTAATCGGGATTGAGTACAGTTCAATAACATTTCAAAAAATTGAAGGTTTAGAAGAAAAATCTAATACTTCTATAAGGGATAACCTATAATGGATCATGTATTTGAAAATGCGGAAAAGGTTTCTCAAATAACAATGGTCGTAAAATTTTATGGTGCTGACGGAGAACTTAATGGAGAAGCACCATTAGGTAAGCAAGTACGAGGAATTGACCTCGGTGATTGTAATAGCGCATTAGAGAAAGTGAAAAAGATGCAGACTCTAATTGATGCTATTTATCGCATATCACAATATTTTGTTGGTATAGATATGTCTAATCCACAAGATATAAGTACGATTATATTCAATAATCCAGAAGGAGAAAACTCAAATGAAAACATTGCAAGAATTTAGGAATTATTTATTATCAATGCCGCAATCTCACGTACTGGATGTTGCTCTTGGATGTGAAAATGCTATAAAAATGATAACAGCATTATGGAAACCAGGAAGAAAGTACAGAACTCTTGATAAGTTAAAAATGGTTTACCATGTAGATGAACTAGTTCCTGCTCACATAAAAATGGTTATAGATGAAATTGAATATCAAAAATCTTTAGGAAAGAGAGTATTTGTTAGGCGTGTTACTTCGGGTAATATTGGCCCAGTTATTGATTGCGATGATTGGTCTTATTTAATTACTCGTATACAGTGTGGATATAACGATTCTAGTATAACTCCAGAAGAATATGAAGAATTTGTTGGTTTTTACAAAAAACCTACTAGACCGGAAGAAGTTATCTGGTTAAAAGATAAGAATATGTTTGAAAAATACTATGTACCTAGGTATGGAGTTGATTTTCTGATTGAAGGGAGAACCTATAATGGTAGATATTCTTAAATATAAAAAGGTACTTGACGATCAGATTGATGCTTTACATCAAGTTGTTGTTTCTTTAGCTACTTTCCCTTTCTTGAACATTACCGACATGAGCAATGAAGTTGGTAAAATATCGTTTATTAATGACCCTACCGAAGTGGATGCCGACACAATCAAAACTCTTGTCGATACACAACTTAAACTTATGCGAGCAGTCCTATCCCTAGAGGGCGTTGACATTCCCCTTGAATACCCCGAAGGTACGCATGAGGACGATGTAAAACAGGTAGAAACTGCCGAGGAACGCAACGCAAGAGAGGAAGAAAAGGGGTTTTATTCGTGAGAAAGTGTAAGGTATGCGGAAAACCGGAAACTGATTTCGATAGCGTAAGTAAGTTTCTCCTTCATTGCCGACTATGTAAGAAAGAGGCAGGCAAGGACAGTCACATAAGCGAAACTATCAACGATGAAGAATTTATTGAAGTGCCGGACGTTGCCGAAGAACCGGAAACAGAAGAAGAGTCTGACAACTCTATATCAATACCGTTATCTATCTGCCCAAAGGAATTGGGATATTTAGCGGATGATAAGTTGATTAAGATAATGGTTATCGGCAGGAAGCGGGGGAATAGGTTTGTTGTTGAGGAAACAAAGTATAGATAAGGAGAACCTTAAATGAGCGAATTAACAATTAGACAGGCATTAAGAGAACGTGACTTAATGCTTAGTCTTAATAATATACAATGGATTTCTGTTAGTCATAATCCAAAATTAAAAATAAAAATTATGTTTTTATTGGGTGAATATAAAATATACTACACCGGAGAATATAAGGAAAAGGACGGTTGCTATATTATTAGTGATGCTGTTGTTTTAACAACTAACGAACTTATGTTTAGCGATACCGTAAGAGTACCTATTAATCATGTGATGTTTATTTGTGATATGCCTGAATGCAATAACTAAAACGGATAACCGGAGGTAATAAAAGTGGCTAAAATAAAAAGCATACAATTAGCAACGGCAGAGGAAATTCAAGAGTGGAATGGTAGTTTTGAATATAGGAGTATGGTTAAAGGAGAAAGTTATATCCTTTCCGGCAAAGAAGCAGAAAGGGTTTATGGAGGTAAACGATGCAACTAACTGATGCAGAAAAGAAAGTCATTTTAGAACTACGCAACCTTGGAGGATGGGGAACACTTACCGTCAAAGCAAAGGGCGGCAGGGTAGTTATGATAAGTCCTACTAAGGATATTAAATTAGATTAGGAGGTGGTAACAATGGCAGGTTGTAAGGGCGGTAAAGGTATGAAGGGCATGGGTAAAGGTATGTCGATGCCTAAGTCCGAAAAGAAAGAAATGGGAAAGGGTATGGGTTACGGGAAGAAGAAATAATAACCGAGGACGGTGACATAGTGCAAAACCATTCGAACACACAGACAGTAGAATTAACTGTTGATGCTTTTGATAAGTTTAGGGAAAGTTTTTCAAAAAGTCTTGATAGACGCGATGAATATATGCGTAGGCAAGCAGTAATACATGAAAAACGTGTAAAATTCTATGATTGGCTACATAAAAACTGTACAGAAGATAAGATTTTATTTATTGGCGAACTGGTACTGAATGATTTTTTATTGCCATCAGAATTCCATAAAGAATTAAAACCTTGGATTGACAGGTATGAGAAGGAAACTAAATAACCGAGGACGGTGTTATTGTGGGAACTGAATATACTTTTGTGTGTGAGGACTGCAAGAAATATTATGATATTGGCAAGGATACAACCACTATCCGCATGATGCCTACTCTCCTAAAAGAGCATGAGGGGCATAGTGTTTTAGTCTATTCTGAGCATGAGGCAGACTTAGAGGCTAAATACGAGGGTAGTAACTATCCCTTCAAGAACATTGAAACAGGTTATGCGGAAGAAAATGTTTGGGAAGAAAACGGATTATTTAGTGAGTGCGAAAAAGCTATTACTGTATGGGGTTATAATGATTTCTATGCTTGGTATTATGCTCAAAAATGGCATATAGACGCTTATCCTCCAAGGAAGCAATATACTCCAGAAGAACGGGCAGAGCGCAATGATCGTACAATAAAAGCAGTCCAAAACTTCTACGCAACACTATGTGATGATTTAGACGATAACTAAATAACCAATATCTCGAATCGAGAACGATAGAGGTAGGGTGTAGGAAAGTGTCATTATTGGCATTGTCTTATACTCTACCTCTATTTTTTATGCCTAAAAGGTGGTGAACTATGGAAAACGTAAGAGGAAATTCACAGGCAGAAAGTGATGCCGTTAGAATTTGTATGGATTGGTATGACGATGATAAAGCGGCAAGGCAATTTTATGTCGATGAAATGCGGGAAATGTATAAACTCTATACTTCTAGGCATTGGGACTTACTTGGTCCGAATGGTAATCCGCTAAGAACCGAGGCACAGCAACAGAATAGACCGAACAGCGTTGAGAATATTACCTTTTCTCTAATAGAAGGTACGGTAGCCGAGTTTGCTAACGAGATAGAGTTAATAGACCAGGGCGTTGAACCGGGTGACGAAGAAAAATCTAATATTATGACCGACCTTAAAAAATTCTTATTCTATAAGAACAAACTAACCTCCGAGAGAATTAAGTTTCTTCGGTGGTTTTTTCTGTACGGCACAGGTATTTGGCATATCTATTGGGACTCTAATTGGCGAGGTGGCAAAGGTCCGAACAGATGGGAAGGCGATATTCGCTGGAAAGCATTGCACCCGTTATGCCTAGTGCCTGATGCACGTTGTCGGGAGGATATAAATGAGGGAAATCGTTGCCATAAACCCGTATGGCGCACAATGGAGTATATACAAGAGAACTTCCCCGATAGGGCAAAGTTGGTTCAAGAACAAGGGTTGCACGACGATGATTTGCTGGATACTGACCAACTTGATACCGAAGGTTTTAGTCGCTCATATAACCAAGAACAGGTTCCCGTTATTGAAACATGGTATATTGGCAAACCGATGATTTTAGCACCAGGAGAACAAGACCAGGGAATAGGTTTACACGTTATTTTATGGGCAGGAGAACATCAAGGAGTTTATCTTAGACACAGTAACTATATGTACTTCGACCCCGGAGAAACTCCGGTATTTCCGTTTTTTGTGCGGCAGAGATACCCAAGAGAAAATAGCGTTTGGGGATTTGGCGATGCGTTCTATCTTAAGAATCCGCAAATTGTTAGGAATAAGACTGCTGAGATTATACTTGAAGGTCATATTCACGGGGCCATTGGGCAAACCTGGTATGATGAAAGGTCGCTTACTCCTAGACAAAAGAGGTTAATTGAGGAACGTGGTACTGCCCCCGGCATGTGGTTCCCGGTTGCCGATATTCAAGGGGTTAAGCGAGAGCATGGACAACCTATTCCCGGCAGTCTAATACAGGAAATGGGGCGTTTACAGTCCTCTATGGAGGGCATGATAGGTCGTTTTGATGTAAGTCAAGGCAGAACTCCCGGCAGCGTAACCGCATTTAAGGCAATTGCCGAGCTAGTTTCCCAAGCTAAGATAAGGTTAAGGACAGCAGAGCAGGAAATTAATTCTTCCTATGAGGATGCCGGTCAATTTACTAACCGCCTAATCGGCAAGTTTTACACAGAGCAAAGAACTTACCGGATTAATGGCAAGAACGACAAAGAAGGTTATAAGTATAACACCTTCAATGCTGATGAAATGAAAAAGGTTTACGACAAAGAAAACGGCATAACCATGCCTTTTAATGAGGTAGGAAAGTTAAATACCGGAGAAACAATAATGCCGGACGGCAGGATGTTAGATGCCAATACCTACCAAAAGGATTTTGAGGAATACTTCCCTGACTTTGATTGTTACTGTAAAGTTTCATCGGTAATACCGAGTGACCGCATGTATCATATGGAAATAGCTAAGGATTTATTGGTAGCAAGTGTCATTGATCCGGAAACTTTCTTCTATGTTATGGAATACGGCAAGTTCCCTCCCATACCCGAAATTATGGAGAGAATGAATAAGCAGAAGGAAGAACAGCAACGGATGGAAATGGAGCAGGAAGCAATGAAAAGAAGTTCTGTTCCTGGAGAACAACCTCCTGAGCAGGAAGAAGTTTCACAACAAGGTAACGAGATAGAACAAATTTTATCTCAATTGCCTCCGGAGATTAGGGAATACCTAATGTCCCTACCGCCAGAACAAATGATGTCAGAACTGCAATTATTAATACAACAAGATGTATAGCATAAATGTCTGAAACGTGCTGTAGACGTTAAAAACCGCAAGGAACAGTCCAAAACATGCACAAGACTTTAAACTGTGCAAGGATATTATAACCGACGGGTTTAAAACGGGAGGCAAATTATGTTTAAAGACTTATTAGGAATTAATGCGGCAGAAGATAAATTCTTAGGCAGATTCAATCGCGCTTTAATGGTAACGGATGGTGGTTTTTCTGGCGGTGGTTTTGTTGATGATACCGAAATTGACGATCCAAATATTCCAGACAAAGACGGCGATAAGGACGTTGAACTCGTTGAGTTGCCAACTGACGATGAGGTAAGCGACGATTTTTCCGGTGGGGACGAGGACTTAAGGGAAGAAGAAGTTGAACAAGAACCGGAATTAAAAAAAGAACCTACCGTTAAAGAAAAAACATACACGAAAGCAGAAATGCAGACAGAAATTGACCGGGTATTAGCGGATAGACTTTCCCGTGAGAGAGCAAAAATTGAAGCTGATAAGCAGGCAGAGAAACGTCAGGCGCAGGTAGAGGCAGAGGCAAAAACCTATTGGATAGAACAGCAGACGGAGAAAGAGGAATATTTCGCTGCACTTGGTTTTGATGAAACAAAGGCAAAGAAACTTGCTTCGGAAGAAATTAAGAAGGAGCAGAGAATTGCCCGACTTGAACAAGAACTGATTAGCGCAAAACAACAGATTGAATTTACCGGAAAGTCAACTGACTACGAAAGGCAAAGGCAGGCGGTATTAAATAGTAATCCTCAAATTAGACCATATGCTATTATGTACGCTGCCGAGATTGATGCGGTAAGTCAAAATGGTGCCGCCATTGATTTTGAAACTGCTATGAAGTTTGTTATCGGTGAAAAGTTTACATCTGGAGAATTAAGGAAATCAGTAAAAACTGCCGCCGAACAAAAGACGCTTGCCAATATTAAAGGTCGCCAAAAACTTAGGGTTGAAGATGCTAACCTGCCGGTAGGAAGTAAATCCGAGCAGGTTGATTTAACTCCGCTGCAAAAACATTTCGCCGCAAGGCTAGATATGTCCGAAAAAGATTTTGCCTCCGGTATAACGAAAAAATCTAAGAAAAGAAGGTAGGTTGAGAAAATGGCTTTAACTGCATCTAGAACTACAAATGGGTTTGAACCTAAATATAACAAACTTGGCGGGACTGTAGATAACGCAGTCGATTATGAATTAACTCCCGGCGTTGCTTTTAGCGCAGGCGACATGGTTGTATTGACTGCCAATAGGGTTGCTAAAGCGGCAGCAAACGCGACTAATGTACTTGGCGTAATGGCTGAGACTATTGCAGCAGCAGACAATCCGGCAGCGACAACAACTTACGGTAGGGTATATGATAATCCATTTATTGTCTATCGCTGCTCTTTTGCTGACCATAGGGACGCTACAGCAACTGGCGGGACAACTACTACTTTGGTTGACACTGCATTAAGTACATCATCTGATGATGATTGGAATGGTGCATTGCTGTATATTTACGAAGGTCCGGCAGCAGGAAGTATTCGCACAGTAAAGGATTACACGGGTTCAAGCGACACACTGACCGTTGAAGAACCATTTCCGACTGCTCCGACAACCGCGAGTAAGTATATTCTGCTTGGTGCTGGAGGTTCCGGTGACGTTATTAATATTGGCAGTTTTGGTGTTGACCTGAAAGATGAAAATACCATTGATGCAAACGCTACTATCGCCAACGAAGCAGGTCCATTGTTGGTAGTAAATATTTACCCTGCCGATTTAATGATGGATGTTGTTATCCGCAAGCACATCTATAATGCATAGCAATAACCGCAAATTAAAATAAAAATTAAATGACAAAAGACTTAGGCAATTTTAGCCTGGGTCTTTTTGTTTTGAGGAGGAAAACAAATGCCGTTAATTTCTGACAATTGGGCAGAGCAACTTGAACCTGGTCTAAGGAAGATATTTGACTTGGCCGGTAAGAAAGAAAAGGACTTCCTTGGTCTGATGTATAACGTGGAAAACTCCACAAAAGCGCAGGAAACTAATCAGGGCATCGGTGACTTAGGGTTAATGGAAGAATGGGGAGCAACAGGGAATAAAGTTTCTTATGAGGACTTTAGGAAAGGTTTCACTTCTAACTATATTCACCGTAAATATTCTAAAGGTACACAGATTGAGCGCGAGTTAGTTGAGGACGAACAATACGGCGAGATTAAAAAGCGTGTCCGTAATCTCCGTATGGTTGAATATAGAACTATTCAGTATCATGCTGCTATACCGTTTAATAACGCTTTTAACGCATCTTATGCCGGTCCAGATGGGGTTGCTCTTTGTTCTGCATCGCACCCGAAAGCACCTGGAAGTTCTGCCGTAACTTCAAACTTCGGCACATATGCGCTGACTGCCGCTAACGTGACTACCGTTAGAAACAATATGCGTCGTTGGGAGGACGATAAGGGTAATCCATTCTTGGTTATGCCGGATACTCTGATCGTGCCGACTGAATTATTTGAACCTGCAAGGGTTATTGCCGATACTGAGGAAAAGCCTGGGACAACCGACCACGGCGTAAACGTCTGGAAAGGCGTGTTCAATGTAGTTGAATGGCCTTGGTTGACAGACGCTAACGCTTGGTTCAAACACTAGGACCCATTATATATGTGATACCAATTAGTAATCTAATTAGTCCGTTGACAATCTTTTTCATATAATAACAGTAAAAGAAGATCCATCTAAAATATTTGACAAAAATAACTTAATTTCGCTTTGCGATGACTGTCATAGAAGTAAGGTCAATGGACATGAAAAAGATTATGAAAAAATGTTCACAGATATAATTGCAAAGACGGTGAATTGCTGGAACCCCCTAAAACCACTATGCCACAACACGACTGGTAACGGTGAATGTGATGGCTTGAAAAGTTAGTGGATGAAACAATGGGAAATCAGCAGCCAAGCACCCGATGTAGTCAATAGAGACGAGGGCGGGTGAAGGTTCAACGACTAGGACTGAGGAAACAATAATGTCCATAAGCGCCGTCCCCGAAAGGGATGATATAGTCTGCTCTGCATGGAAACATACAGTTAACATATGGCATGTGTGATAGCGAGAGAATGAAGCAATTCTTAAATTGGTATTGGAGAAGGCAACCTGGATTTAAGGCAACTGAGGACTTCGACACTGAAATTGCTAAGTATGCGACAATTGCACGTTTCTCTTATGGTTGGGATGATTTCAGCTTTATCTATGGCTGTAATCCTAGCTAGATTAATGAATATTAGGGCAGGGTTTATCGCCCTGCCCTTTCTGTTTATGTAGGGGGTGGAAAAAATTTCTATCGTAGAAGGAAAAAATCCAGTAGGTGAGAGTGCGGCAAAACAAAACCCTATTACCATTGCCGGAGTTGATGGAGATAATAAAGTTATCGGAATGGTACTTAACTCCGATGGTTCAATAACTGCTAAATTAGCTGCAGGCACGGCTATTATTGGAAAATTTATTCCCGTAGATACTGACGGTGACGAAAAGTTTACCAATACTAACCCGGCTAGTGTGAAAGTAACCGGTAGTAGAACTGCACCAGTAGCACACAGGGCAGCGATAACCGCAGCAGACAAAGCTGCAACTGTAACAATAACCGCAGCAGACCAACCAGCAACAGCAGGTTCCTTGACTGCTGTCTCTCACGGTATTGGAGTAGCACCTGGGAATATTTATGGTTCTGCTGGTGTTAGTGCTTTAGTAACTGTTACGCCAACCGTCAATAAATCTATCGACATAACCATTCCCCAGGCAACTGGTGCAACATACTATGAGGTTTTTGTCGGAACTACACCAACCGCACCTTTGTTGGTTGCCCGAATAACTGAGGGGCAACGTGCTACAGGATGTGCTATTACAGCGGTGGGGACTGTCGGCGAAGGGGGCAGTGCAGGTGTTGTAAATGTTCAAGTTGTTGGAACAGGTCAGGCATCAACTTCAGTCAATTTTGCATATAACAACGCCTACATCCCCGCCGCAATAACTGCTTTGGATTGTACAGGTAAAACTAAAGCCTATATCCATACAAAAATGTCGTTAACTGATAACAGGACTTTACCTACCCTTGTTATTGTACCGTTCTTGCAAAATGGTAATAACGATTGGTACGCTGGACAGGCTCAAACTGTGTTGATTATGTCTGGTACCGCTGGTCAAGCGTTAAATCAGGTCTTAGAAATTGATGTTAACAGTGCGGAGGGCATGATTGTCTTGATTGATACCCTAACAGGACAAGACGCCTCGATTAATATTGATGTGGAGTTGTTTTAAATGAAGCAACCTCAATTAAACAGACCTATCCCAATACAGCAATGTAGCCAAATACTTGTATCAAAAACAGGGTTAAATGCTGATTATTTTCCTGCTAAACAGTTCTCCTTAAACCTGGATAGTCAAAAATTAATTGACTTTTCAGGTTTAAGTAACCACGGAGATCACGGTAATATGGTTACAGCTGATAGTGGAGACCCTACACAAGAAGCCAATAATTTGTTTTATAACTCTGATGATTTTACCACTATACCTATAGGGGTTTTGAACTCTATTGAGGGTACATTCGAGGTAGTTTTTAATGCTGTAGATAGCTATGGTGGTTTACGAATTTTAGGCTCTGATCATACCGCAGGGACTAATAGTGAAGTCAGGTCTTTTGTAGCAGCAAACAACCAATTTGGTCTGACTTTATTTAACGGTACAGCATCAAAAACAGGTAGAGTGCTATTATCTTACGGTATAAATTTAATTTACGCTTGCACCTGGAAATACAACGGGAATGTTACAACTGTCTCTGCTTATTTAAACGGTAAAATACAATCGGTAGATACTTTAGTTGGGCAAGTAGTAGTACCTAATACGTCCTTATGGGTGGGTAAGTGGAACGCTAACTACTCAAAGTTTAGGTTGTTTAGATCGTTATTTTACAATAGACAACTAAGTAAGTATGAGGTACAACAAAATTATGAGGGGAATAAGGAAGATTTAAAAAAATATAAGGTGGTGTTATAAGTGGATAAGTATGCGATTTTCCCGAATACGGAAGCTGTAGAATCAGCGGTTATGCCATCCGGTCTAGGTATTTATCCCGTCCCCATAGCAATTGATGGTAGAGTTGCTGTTATATACAATTTCGTTCAGATGGACATTGACTATTTGATTAGTCTAGGAAATGTATGGCTAGGGGATAATTTCCCTCCTGATTGGGAGGAGCCACCTATTGAACCCTAAGTAAACTATGGGGAGGTTAACAGCCTCCCATTTTACATAAAAGAGGTGATAAAATGTCCTTCACACTAACAAACTGCAAATCAATTGCCGACTCATTAATAAATGAAACCATAGATAGCACTAACTTGCTTATATGGGGAAAAGAGTGTCTGCAAGACAATATTCCCTCTCAGTTATGGCAAGAAAATTCAAAAGAATACAAATCAGCGGTTGCAAAGAGGTCTTACAACCTACCGAGCGACTTTTTTAGTTTAGTGAGTCTATCGAAAACTATCGGATCACCGGCAGGACTAACGGTAACACCAACCGGAACTACCGGAACAACTACATATAAATACCGAATTACGGCAGTTACTTCGGACTCCGGGGAAACTATCCCATGCGCCGAAGTCACATCTACTACCGGCAATGCCACGTTATCAGAAACAAACTATAACGCATTGTCATGGACAGCGGTTGACGATGCTGCAAGTTATAATATTTATCGTACTTACGGAGGCACCACAACAGGTTTAATCGGTACAACTACAGAAACTACCTTCGATGATACGGGACTTGCCGGTGACTCTGAAAATATCCCTACAGAGGATACTACTGGAGATACTTACGATGATTTTTTTATCCGCAACAGGAAGATTTCCTTTACCTATGCCGACAACTATGCTCTTACATATGTTGCCTATCCTACTATTTCTAGCATATCGGAGAACATATCATTGCCCGATGCTTGCCAATATGCCATAGCTAAGTTTATTGCTTCAAGATTTAGGAGTAATGACGATTCTGACGATGCCGATGCTTCGAGATGGATGCTTGAATTTCAGAATTCTATCAATAAACTGGTCAATGAAATGGAAATTGATAGTAAATCGTTTCAGGTGCAAATGGCATGGTAGTAGCACAGATACCCAAGAGGGGTAATAGCGGCAATAACAAAAAACCTATCGACATCAAAGGTTTCGGCGGTATAAATAAAAGTCACACAAGAAACGTCAAGCAACCATCTATCGGCAAAAACTTCTACACAAAAAACGGAGCGTTGTTTACTCGTCCTGGTTTGGTTGAGATAAGCGATCCTCCCAGCGTAACCGCACCAATTTATAGCATACACTCATGTAAGCAGGCACAACTTACAGAACGATTAATCATACAATCAGGAAGTGAGTTGCACCACAGAACGGATGAATTAAACCCTTGGGCATTGTTGGCGAGCAGCATATCTGGCTATGGGTACGGCAACGTCTGGAGAGATCACTTAATTTTATCGTTCGGAGCAAAAGTTCTGGACTATAGTATTGAAACTGCTAGTGCCAGCGATTTACGCGGTGGTGCTACGGCAATGCCTGGTTGTTTATTTACCGCAACATGGAAGGACTATCTCTGGACAATACCTGGACCGAACTGGGCTCCGGCGTACAAAACACAATTCAACGGCTATCAGTATGAACCTGTTGACCCAGAAGTACCTGACGGAGAGCAGCAGATAGTTGACCGAGATATTACCGAATGGCCAGAAGAATATAACGTACCTATGAGTGATGGAACGTCTCTGATGGCAGGATTACCGTTAGGTTCGTCGCTATTCTGCATAACCGGGGCGTCAACATGGCACATTTACGGTAACAATGAGGACGATTTCGAGGTTCATCAAGGTTCTCGTGTAGGTGCATATGAAAACGGTGATTTCTGTCCTGCCGCATTAGTGTCTGATATGCCTATGTGGTTAGGAAATGACCGTAAGGTTTATCGCTATACTGGTTCGGTTGTGGAACCTATTAGCCAACCGATTGATGATTTGCTGGAAGATGAATTTGCGGAAGCGGGTTTAATACCAAGAGTTTATTCTCTGGACAATAAGTTTTGGCTGTTTGCGCTGAGGAACATTCTAGTAGGCGACACAGACAAGGAAACCACGAATTGCTACGTCTATGACCCGGCAGAAAGAGAGTGGTATATTTATGAGTTTTCCGGTCATATCCTTAGCGCAGGCATTTATGACGGTAAGATTCATCTAGGGACTAAAGAAGGTAAGATACTCGTCATGGATGATACTGTAGTAGTCGATGATGAAGTAGATATTACTACATCACTAACGGTAGGACCTTTAAACTCACAGGGTAGGGTTATGAATACTAAAACCCTGCACCTTACCGCTGATCCGGCAAATGACATTGACATAGCAGTTTATACCTCAGTTGATGGTGAAGCAGAAGTTTCGCAAGGTACGGTTAGTTTTGAAGAAGGTGTTTTGTCTACACAGAAAATAAGGATAAATGCCAGAGGTAAAAATATCTCAGTTAGGTTGGAGTCTACTAATAAAGTTGACGAGTTGCAGAGTGCTACGCTTACGGTTATACCGAAGGCTTTGAAGTAGGTGAGAGTATGGCAATAGAAATTTTGACAGCAGAAGACCTTGATAATGTTCGGAATAATCTGTCTGGTGAATATATCCAGATGGCCGATATTGATTTGAGTGGCTATGCTAATTGGGTTCCCATTGATTCTTTTGATGGTCAGTATGACGGTAACAAGTTTATCATAGACAACTTAAGTCAAAATGAAACTTCCTTTTTGGGTTTATTTGGTTCCGTAAGTAATGCAACGATAAAAAACGTAAGACTAACTAATGTTAGTATTACAGGAACTAATGCAATTGGTGCGCTTTGCGCTCAGGTTTCGGGTAGTAGCAGCGAGATAATTAATTGTAAAGCATTAAGTGGCCAAATCACCGGAACAAATACCCTTGGTGGTCTAATAGGGCAGGTATTTGGTAATCCAACCATAGATAAATGTTCTTCCGGGATAAATATAAATGGAATCGCAGATATTTATTCAGGTAACTATGTTGGTGGTCTAATAGGTCAAGTTTTGTCAGGTATTAATGCCACAGAGTGCTATGCCTATGGTAATGTTCAGGTAATGTATGGAAATGCAGGAGGTTTGATAGGTGACATAGATTTTGGCTATCTACTAGATTGTTTTGCAAGAGGTAGTGTTGTTAGTGTAACTACAAACGAATTCACAACATGTAATTTTGGCGGTCTTATAGGTTATTATGGCGCATCAGCCAGTGGAGAATTTAGTGCAATAAATTGCTACTCAATTGGTTTAATTTCGCAAGGTATTACGGTTTACGGTTCTATGGGTGGTTTAATAGGTGTCATCGAGAGTTACGAGTGGTCAAGCACGGAATACCAGATAACTAATTCATACTACGATTCCGAAACTTCCGGCCAATCTGATATAGACAAGGGTATTCCCAAAACCACAATAGAAATGAAAGCACAGGCAACATTTTTAAGCTGGGATTTTGCTGAAAAATGGAAAATAGATGAAGGAAATACTTACCCTGCGTTTTACCTAGATACACCAACCACAACTCCTAGCGGTGAAACATTTAGTGGTAGCGTAACTGTAACTATAGGCAATGTGGATACTGACTGTGTTGCGTATTATACGACTGATGGAACCACTCCTACAACTGATAGTACGGCATATATCATACCTTTTACGTTGTCTGTTTCCGCAAGCATGAAAGTAGCGGCATATAACTTGATAACAGGGTTATGGAGCGATGTTGTAAGTGCTAAGTTTATTAAAAATGCCGAACCAGACCCCGGCGGAGATAACCCTAATGTTCCTGCACTAATAACGAAAGAACTAAAAACCCTAACATTTAAACGTGCATCCCATACCGACACTAAGCAGGCGGCAGATGCTACAAACGATAATTTCCGGCAGGTTAGCAGTTATACCGGGGCAGTAACTAAGACGATGAAACAGTATAATCAGAACTTCGCCGCAATAACGCAGTACCAAACAGACATGAATGCTTATATTGCTAACCTTGAAACATTATTGATTGCCGCTGGAATAATGCCAGCACCAGAATAAACTTAAGGAGGTAGAACTAATATGGCAGTTTCAGCTAAATGGTTTGGTCAGGCCTTACTTAAGGCGCTTAACAAGGAAATTGATTTCGATACAGACACCGTAAAGGTAATGCTATGCACATCAACTTATACGCCCAATCAAGATACGCATGATTATAAAGATGATGTGACTAACGAAGTAACTGGCGTTGGTTATTCTGCTGGCGGTGCTACTTTAGCAAGTAAAACAATAGCCTATGATACCGGAACAAACATAATAAAACTCGATGCCGCTGATACAAGTTGGACAACCGCCACCATTACCGCTCGATATGCAGTTATTTATGTGGATACTGGTGTTGCTTCGACAAGTCCGTTGCTAGGTTACGTTGATTTCGGAGCAGATGAGTCTAGTTCAGCAGGTACATTTCTAATTCAATGGAGCGCAGATGGAATATTTAAAATAACCGTTTCGTAATCTCAGAAGGTGGGGTGTTTAGATGGCTGACGTTACAATATTGTCCCCAGTTGCTGAGATTACAGCAGAAATGCCTACTCTGGATATACAGATAGATCATACAATAACGGCATTAGTTGCTGATGTGCAAGTCAGTATGCCTATACCTGCTGTACCGGATAACATTATCTATGCGGTAACAGCACAGACTACGGCAAGTATGCCTAACCCCGATATGCCTAATATTGTTATAGCAGTAGTCGCCAACGCAACACAAGACATGCCCATACCAGTTATACCTAACAATGTAGTTAGTGCGGTAACTGCGACTATTACTATAACCGCCTTACCGCCGATACTAATTGTTAATGTGGTCAAATTGGAATATATTCTCAAAGCGGTTAAGGTGTTATCGTTTAATTTAAAGGCAACAGATAATATAAGTTATACCTTGAAATTAGGTGGTGGATCGTAATGGCTGTCTCAAAACATATTAAGAAAAATGATGTTGGTAATCAGTTGTCATTTACCTTGACCGACCAAGATGATGTTGCGCTAAATCTAACCGGGGCGACAGTTAAGGTAATACTTGCAGGTGGTTACACTTACACCAAATTAGAACGTACTTGCGTTATAGATAGTGCTGTCGCCGGGACGTGTCACTACATACTTACCGCAGAAGATACGAGCGTCCCAGGAGATTACAGTATAGAGGTTAACATTGATTATGGAGGTAGTGAGTTTACTACCGTTACGCAGGGAGATTTAAGAATTGTTGACACATTATAAGGTGGTGACTTTATGGCTTATTACGACCCAAATAAAGAAAATCAGAACTTTCTTCAAAATGCTCTGTCTAGCTATAAGCCGAAACAATATAACGATTGGCAGTATATCGCTAATCAGCAGGTAGCAAATCCTGATTTAAGTGGTCTACGCAGACAAGCATACCAGGGCAGGGATACGGCACTTGGCAGACTCAAGAGTAACTACGGAGACAGCAGGACTAAGCTTAAAAACTCATATTCCGATGCAATGTCTAATCTACAGTCAAGTCAGACCAACCAGACTAATTCTGCAATCAAGCGGTCGCTGGCTAGTGGATTAGGTGGCATGGGACAAGGCCCAGGGGTAGGACTGGCTAATTACCGAACTGATGCGATTAAGGATAATTTTAAGCCATCTTTTGAGAGGTTAGACAGAGATAATGCGGTCAACATGAAGATTTTACTCAGGAACTACAATGAGGGAACGGATGATGTTTACAGCAAGTACCGGGGTGCTTTAGGTAAGATTGACGAACAGAAGGAAGATCGCAATCTGAAGGTTGCTGCCGAAGCGACTAGGTTGATGCAGCAGGATACACAGGGGTTCCGGAATTGGCAGGAGGCGTTAGCTGATACTTTGCGGAAGTATAGTGCAGATCAGGAAGATATGGCGTACAAGCAGGAGCAGGACGCGTATAAACGGGAGCAGGATGCTTTCAACAACAGACTTGCGCTAGAGAGGTTTGGTTGGAGTAAGGAACAGGCTATGTTCCCGTACCAATATCCAACGGCTAATTCGTTGTTGTCGGCACAAAATAATCCTGGTGGGTTTAGTCCTTACCAACAATATCAGATGCAGAATAGGCAAGTTACGCAAGATTTTATTTCTCAACTGTTAATGTCGCCAAACAAAGAGCAGTTCCTACAGGAAAATATTGCAGATGCCTCTGAGTCAGGCGTAGACTTGGGTACTGTGTGGAGTGTATACAACAATTATGGTTTTTAGGGCGGTGATAAGATGCCAGTAGTTAACGGTAGATGGGTTCCTTCTGGTGGTGGGGTTGATGGTTCAGGTTATAGGGGTTTCAATGCCCTAGTTAATGAGGCACTGCAAAACAAGTATAACGAAATATACCAAAATATTCCTACTAACACGACGCTGAAAATTCCGCAGATTACCAGCGATCCGAGTCAAGCAGATAATATTTTGAATTACGATGATGTACCTCTTATGCCAAAATTTAAAGCACCAGAACAACCAAAAGGTTTATACAAATCTCTTGACAGCAAACTAGGAGGGGTGTTGCCGGGAGGTATTCCCGGTCCATCCCTCGATGCTACGAAAAAATGGATTGACAGATCATCCATGGCTGCCGGGGAAATCATAACTGGCATAGACAACCCCAACAAGCCTAATGTCGGCGATTTTGTAGTTAATAGCAA